GTTTCCCAGTCACGATCCTACTCCTCTGTTTCACTTGTAAAATGTAGTTGCAAAGATCTGCCTCTGCCTCGTGTCTTATTGCGAGACACCACCAGAGGTAGTCCTGTAGTTTCTGGATTATCTGGGTCAGTCACGAACTGTACACGTCCATCCCTGTAAGCTTGAAGAGATGGACCCAGTTTCCCTGATGCTGTGTTGTTAGCCCAATCCCACCTTGTTTGAAGGAAGCAGCTTGATTCGTAGTCAATAGTTTTAATTTCCGGGGTGTACGATCCGAAGTCGTAGACTGCTAAGCCCTTGATGCCTGTGGCCTCAGTGTTGGCTATGACCGTAACATTGTTGTTTGTTCGGTTCCAGTACACACTGGCGTGGATAGCTACGTGAGTAGCAGGAAGATCTGTAGGATTGGTCCATACCTGCCCCTTCAAGAAGTCTATTTGTCTAGCTTCCCCTTCCCCGTTATTTCCTTGGGGATCCCACACAAAAACTCTGATGCCCATCTTGTCTTGGTCTCCGCTAGCCCTGTAGATACGTGGCCAGAATAAGAACCATAATCCTAACGGGTCATCTTTGTTCAAAGGAAAGGCTGAGGGGTTGCAGTAGTAATTGTCTAGAGCTGTACTCGCTGTTCCGTCGAATTCCTCTTTATCGTCGTCAAACGGAAACAAGGAATTAGTCCCACCAAAATCAGAGAATGTTGTGTTCTCGGTTCTGACTGCGCCAGCTGTGCCGCTGACCCCGAAATTGCCTGCTCCGGGAGTGATGTTCAAACGGGCGCTGGAGATAAGTCCTGTCATGAACGTGGGAGACACTGCGTCGAGGTAGGTACTTGTTATTGTCTCTGTCCCTGCGTCATGCGCCTCAAGATCTGAGGTGTAGAACATGGAAAAGAACTTGCTATTGTTGTCTTTGATCGGCAGGAAGAATCCTCTAGAGCCTCCTCTGAATGTGGTGTCTAGATTATTGTCGGTAACTGCTAAGGTGTTCCCATCGAATGCGCCGGTATTAGCTAGACTGATTTCCTTAGCCAGCCAAGGAGATGAACCACTTTCTAAGATAGGCGTGTTATTGATCACGAAATTGATAGAAGGCAGTATCAGAACAGTGGAGCGTGTCTCAGCGAAGTAAGACACAACCAAGGGATGCTTGTATTCGTAAGAGCTGTTGTTGGTAGCCGCATCTGGATGCAGTGTGGAGACGTCTACAGGACTGTCAGTGATAATATGGCCCATACCTGAGAACGCTTCAGAGCCATTCTCAGGACTACCCTGTACGTTCAGTCCATCTGTGCGACAGGCGTAGCCACCCATGAGGGTCATCGACGTAGCGCTATTCACCCGGTAGTACATGAAGTACTTGTCCGAAGATACACCAGCAGCACTGCCTAGGATAATGACAAAGTACGCTGTGCCGGGTACCACAAAGTAGGATACACTGTGGTTGAAGTAATTAGTGCTTACAAACCCTCCGGGGGGAATAATTAGGGCCGCCTGTGCGTCGGCGTTGTAGTCCTCATTCGAGCGCGTCAGATCAGGGAGGGCAGCACCAGTGTCTATGTTGTAGAACTCAGTGTTAGCCCTATTGGTGATAGCCGTGGGCATGATACGCGTACCGTCAACAGCTACCAGCATGGCCGCGTTAGGCGGCAGGGCTGGCATATTGTTGGGTGTCGTAGTTTGGTTGTAGTTGATAAACGTGGGATCGAATACAAACCCGCTATTGCCTACCTGATCCAGAGTAACACGTTGCTGGCCTAGGGTCAGAAGGTCTTCTTCAGTCCTTCGGAAATAAGTGTAAACATAGGGAGCCTTCATGAATGACATATAGTCATCAGCAAGGTGGTAGAAGGTAGTAATGCTGGACGAGTAATCGAACCCATCATTACCGCTGCCATCATCCTCAGCTGGGAAATCCCTGAAGCACAGATTTTCAAAAGCGGAGTATGTTCGATAGCCGTTAGACAATGTCCATACTTTAAGTTGTGTGGCGATATTCTCTTCTTGCTCAGAGATAATAGTGACATTCTGGATATTAGAATCTGTGATGACTACTGAGCTAGAGTCAACTACATTCTCAGATGAAAATACAGTGGATATTCCACCTGCTATAGAGGCTCCGATGATCCTGTGAGTGCTAGTATTGTTAACAGAGTAAGGGAAGAAGGCGCTATATTTAAGGGAGAAGTTAAGGAATTTATCGTACTGAAATCGTTGTTTGGACAGATCAGACTGTGCTGTACCTGCGTACAACCAGTGGATAGTTTTGCTATCTGGTTCGTAGACACCCTTAGCGGTGCGCTTAGAAGACTGAGGGATGTTATTGTAGAACTCAGTGATCCTATTCTCCGTCATGTCGTTGACTTGGAGAATAGCTCTAATCTCTCCGGGCTGGATCACGTAGATACCGTGGTCGCCCCAGAAGAACAGGAGACCTTCAGCGCGTACAATGGACTGGCTGTTAAGTATCTTAATGTTCGAGATGCTAGTGATGCTGAAGTCTACTGCGCTGAATCCTGTGCCTTCAGGGCCAGAAACAGTCCAGATACCATTGTCTGAAAACACGACAAGCGTAGTCTCCAGTACAGCTAGTGCCGTACCTCGGCCCATGTCAGGGATACTGATAACCCCCCCATCAGTGGCGACAATGTCTGACTCGCCTTCGCTGGTAGGATCGCCCTCTTGGTAGCACCGACCAGCTTTAGTGAGTGTATCAGCATCTAGAAGCTGGGAGAAATACAGTTTATTCTTTAGCAGGTACCACGCTCTGCCTGCGAAGAAAGCCGTAGAAACCGGACGTTCACTCTCTGTCTCCACATCTAGCGAGTTAAGGTTGGCTAGGAAGTGATTGATGGTCAGATCGAATTCATCTCTTACAGCTTGTGCTCTGTCTTTGTTGAAAGCATTAAGGATGTAGTGCCCAAAAGGAGCAAGAGTAGTTCCTGAAGGGGCAGATCTCACCTGCTGGGGGGAGATAAAGGTCTGAGATTGAAAGCCGCCATCCGACGCGACAATGTATTTACCTACATGCCACGGAGTATTCTTACGCGGGAAGTGTCCTTGATCGGCTTGGTAGTGTACAATGACAGGGTTTCCGCCTAAATTGGTTTCTCCATCCACTTGCAAGCCCGGACCACGTTGATACCATCCTTGGTTCAACAGGTCGTACAGATGAGCACCGGTAGTGGGCAATGCGGTGACTAGATCTTGAGCTTCAACCTCGGGAGCTTGTTCATCGAAATCTCTGATCTCAATGTCAATCTGCGTAGTCGTGATAGAATCTGTTGTAGGGTTGTATTCAACAAAGAAAGGATTGATAGCAGAGCCAGATACAAACAGTGCCCCTTTGCCAGAAGCCATCGATACCAGAGTAGTCTGGACCTCTGCTAAGCTGGCGGCAGGAGCACGGAAATTATTTAGGCTAACAAAAAAGGACTTGAACCCACCAGATAAAGAACTCTGGCCCTTGTCGTAGAACTCTAGAAGGTTCCCTACTTGGGTGACTTCAAAGTCTAGACCCGGCACACCGGCAACAGCGCTCCACGTAAAGCTACTGAATGCGCTATTTTCGATGTCAGAAGTGGACAGCTGGCCAAGGCTAAATGTATGACCCTGTTCAAACTGTAATCCCCTACGTCTACGCCTTCCCCCGTGGAAGAGAAGCTCGCAGTTATCCTCATCTGTGGATATAGGGCCTTGATCTTCTAGCGGATTGCCATCGGTAACAAGACCACCTGTGAACTGATTGATTTGAAACTTAGCTTCACTCTGAGGCATATTGCTCTTTAACGTTGTCTTCCAAAGTTAGGACCGCGTGTGTAAGGGTTCTCTTGATTCCTTTGTTTGAATCTCTCTTTCTGATTCTGCCAACGCACTTTACTTGTACGCGAAGCTTGTTCTGCTTTAGGATTCTGCACCTGTTCAATGTTGACAAAAGCTACAGCTTTAGCTTCAGCCAGCAGGAATGGGAATAAGTTCGCATCTAGATCCGGGACAAATGAGTCAGAGAGAGTAAAGGTCGGAGTCCGCATGCCAGCAGCTACAGTCTTAGAGCCTTGCAATGTAGTGTCTACAGCGTTGTCATACGAATCTGTGATGATGGTCTTGTCGTCGATTATCGTGTAGAATTCTGGCTTCTTGTCTGTCTCAATAAACAGAGGAACTCCACCAGTAGTAGTGATTGTGGTGGTGTTAGCGTCCGTACTATCCCTCGACATCACCCGGTCGAAGAATTCCTCAGGCGCAACATAGGCTAGTCTAGAATAAGTAGAAGGATCTGCTGGAGCATCCTTGACATCGTACTGGAACCAGTATAATTCCTGCACGTCGTCAGGGAGCTGGAGGTAGTTAGGCTTTGTGGTGTCTCCTAGTCCTTCTAGATTGAAATATGCTGTAGCTAATTCGGGGATTGCCCAATCAGCTACAGTCTGGAAGTAGACTTCCTTGATGATCTCAGCTACCTGCGATCCTTCAGGAGTGTCTGAAATAGAATTAACATCATCCGCTTCCATAGCAGACAGAATGTTCTGGACCATTTCCAGTAGGGTCATCTTCATAGTAGCCATATTAAGATCCCGTTACAATGATCATTACTTCAACTTCAGCAGCTGTTGTTGAACTCCCTAGACACTGTACCTCGATAGCAGAATTAGCGGTGACTGTGTTAGCTGCTGTAGGAGTGGCTGTATCCACATCTCCCGCGGCTGAACCGCTCTGAGCGATAGTCACTGTTGAATCTGTCACGTCTACGCCTCCAATGCGCAGGCGGAATGTGCCATCTGCAACTGTAATAGCGCCTTGAAGGACTGATATAATCCCTGTGATATTGCCAGCTGCTGGACAGGGAATGAAGCGAGAGCTAGCTGTACTGATATCGTCGATGGTAGCTTGAATATAGTAGGTGTTAGCGTTGTCGATATCTACATAGGTGCCGTTCGCTTGAAGAACAGCAGTGCTAGATGGCGTGCCAGTGGAGTCGATGGAAGCAGCAGGTAGATTTCCCCAGCTGCCTGATCCTGCGCCATCAGAAACATAAACTTTATTGGCGACGGCTGCATCCGCGCCTTTGGGCTCGTGCAATTCACTGCCTGTCAACGCGGAGTGCAATGCCATTATTCTTTATCCTTTAATTTCTCGGGCCGTTCGAATCTAAAGTAGTCGTAAACTCGTACTGCTACCCAGACAATGGAAGCTAGTGCTGCAAGCTCGGGGAGGAAGCCCATAAGAGCTCCCCCCGCGATACCTACGCTGCTGACATCCCCCACATCTTTAGCGTGCTGTTGGACATCATTCAGCGTCATTGTACTACTGATCCTCTCGGTTCAAGGTAGGCTTGGTCTCAATCGTGATTTGAATACGACCAGCTGTGTAGACAGCTGTATCATAGTCCAAAGTCAGATTGTAGTCGTCATCAAGGGCAGTGCCGATGATAGCACCGTCACAGGTAACGCGTTCACCTTTGGTATCGATTGCAGTCAAAGCAACTGCTGCATCAATGCCATCAGGATCATCTGTACCTGCTGCGGTTTTAGCTTGAATACCGACATTCAAAGCAGCTGCACCACCTGAGGTAGCGCCTACTAGAACATCGATAGTGGCTCCGACAATAATCGAGCCTTTGCCAAGCGTAAGACCGTTAGACTCTGAGAACTCAGTGACTGTCGCAGCCAGATCCACAAGGTCCACTTCCCAAATATGGAAGTTGGACGGGCCAGACTGGGACGGAGCACCGCCATCAGAGACCTCCGCTTGAGACGTACCAAACCGAACTTCGAGGCCATCGTTATTTTGCCAAATAGACATAAGTGATTACCTCCTTAGACTTGGTCGTCATCAGACAGGACAACAACAAGGTTCTCCGGTCGGAAAAGTTTAAGACCATAGCGAGCAGTCGTGTCGAACATATCGCTCTTACGTGCTGAATCGCGGTGAGCTTCTACCGTCGGCGTCTGCCGCATCGCGCCAATAAATGGCAGGATATCCGGCGTGGCCGAGAAGAAGATGTTGGCCTTGCCAGAAGCAGTTGTCAGACCGCCAATGGTCTCGTTCGCCGTGGGCAAGTAGTTGCTCGTCCAGACATCAAAACCGTAGACGTTCTTAATGAACTTCATTCCGGAAGCGATGCCATCTGCAACGATGCCTTCCCACCGCGGGTTGTCACTAACGCTGACAAGGTTGCTCAGCGTATTGAGACGGTACTCGACCGACGGGTCAACGATAGCGATAAGGTTGCTATCGGGAACATTTGCTTTCTTAAGTGCGAAGCGGGCCTTAGCGAAATCAGCGGGTTCGATGACTTCGTTAGTACCACTAGCGACAAAGCGATGTTCTGCGCCGTTGATAGAGTTAGTGTCGTTAGCCTGTTGCTGGTTAGCAAGAGCCAGAATATCCTTTTCAATCCGCGTGGAGATAGCCCGCGCCTGTTTCGGAACAAAGCTGGAAACAAGTTCATTCATATAGAAGATATCTTGCTTAGCCTTATCCGTAATGGCGTGACCGGTAGCCACGTAGTCGGTAATCTGGAACTTGAACTCACCAGTATCAAGTGCTCGGTATTTGACTGATTCGCCCTCGACGTAATCGTCAACCTGTGCTTCACCGATAGAAGGGATAGTGAATTCATCCCCATCAGGAAACTCAGTAAGCCAGCGCACGTAGCGCTGTGCCATCAACTCGTCGAGGAGAACGTCTTTAAGCTGCGTAGACCAAACTTCTGAACGAATCAGAAGATCGGAATTACCAGCGTTGGTAGCAAAACCACCAGACATTTAGTTCTCCTTAATCATATTTACCTTCCTTCTTTAGTCGGAAGATTTCATTTTGCACTTCATGCGTCCAATACTTGGTAGGATTGGAGCGTCTCAATTCATCGAATTGCTCTTTCACATTCTTTGGTTCGCCCATAGATCTGCTCTCTGTGTTAATTGTAGATTGCGTGATCGTGGGTGCAGGACTCTGGTTACTACCTGCGCCGAACAAAGCCATGGCTGCCGTAGGAGATTTACTGGCCATAGATTTGAAATCCTCATTAGAGATTCCAAGTTCGTCTAGCCTTTCTCTGGCTGCCTCTGCTGCCTTTTCGGCGGTTCCGAATCGGCTAAGAAGAGCTTTATTCGTTTGGTCGATGTTCTGCGTCACAGTTTGTTGGGTCTCTCGCTGTGTAATCGCATTATCGACTAGCTCTTGAATATCATCACGAGACAGCTCTGGAGTGGTTTTCTCCTCTGCCTCGGGTGTCTGAAGTTGCTCAGCTTGACGATTATTCAATAGCTGTTGTTTGATTTCTTCAAGAGTGTTTTGGGTCTTGTTCTCTTGATTCTTAGCAAGGTCTTCTCTAAGACCTGCAAGCTCGGATTTAAGCTGCTCGATATAAACATCGGACTCTGCCTTGCCTTTAGCGAGAGCTTCTTCATTCTTGAATTTCTTGCCGTCGCCTACTAGCTCAGCAAGGTATGATTTAACTTGTTCCTGTACATCATTAGTCGTTGCACCCTCTTCAGGCTCAGCGGCTGGTTTCTCTAGAGTACTGATAATATCATCAGGCATTGGGTCTTTCCTCAGTTAATTTCAGCAGACTCATTATGTTGCGATAAGCCCTCAACTGGCCCAAGCGGTCTGCTTGCTTGTGGCTCCACGACGGGCAGTCGTATTCATCTTGAGATTGAGGGAACTCTATCCGGTCAAGTTCTTCTTGTACAATCTCAGCGAGTCTTTCTAGGACATGGACAGAACTACGTATTGTCTTCTCGTAGTCTTCCCTTGCCTTGTCTCCCTGCTTCTTGACGTTAGCGGGAAACCAGCGTGCATTTAGTTTTTTCATAATTAGATTGGCTGGTCAGCGGGTGTAATTCCGGGAGGTGTAGCTGTCTGTGCTTCCGTTTGCTCTTGGGCTTGCAGAGCCAGAGCTTGCGTTTCTTGTTGTTCGAATATCCTGACATTCTTGCTGAACACTTGGAATTCGTCAAGATCAGATAATTCTTCAATCAGCTTAGCGATCTTCTCACCTGACAAATGTACAAGTACTTGCTGATCCTGAACAAGAGATGTGTTCATAAGGGACACAATATTCTGTAGCGTGTTAGCCCGTTGTGCAAAGTGTGAAGCACCACGGGGACGTAGCTGCCCCGAGGCTGTGATGTCTTCCTTAGTCACTTCACTGAACAGGACAGCATCAACTTCAGTATCAACAGTCCGGATTACATCTGTAGCCTGCATGTTCTGGCGAGCCACAGCCAACATGTCATTCAACAAAGGTTGTAGGAATACCTTTTCGAAGTGCTTAACTTTGTTTAAGAACAACCGGCTGGCGGCGTTATCCAATTGCTGTACTTCAAACTTAGTCTTCTCACCCGGAGACCGGATGCCCATAGCTTCCCTAGGAGCACCAGCTAATTCCTCCATGCGTCTTTCCAGTTCTTGGATCTGGATATCTGCATTCAAAGCAGTGGCGTCCGGGCGCATAAACTCTACATCGCCGTCATCTCCGATATAAACTTTAGCTCCGGGCTGGTAGTCAAAGTCTTCTACAAAACCTCTAATCTTCATCACAGGGAAGGCGATGAAGTCGAAGACATCTGCCTTGAGATTCTCTAGATGGTCGATGCGGTATTGCATGCCTACTAGATTGTCTAGTGGGCCCATAGCGTAGAGGTTATCGGGACGAATACGCCAGCCTGCGTGGTGGAACATGGGCTTAGTTGTCCACCGGGCTAGGGGCTCCTTACGGGTAATGTGCGCTCTATCGAACACCTCTATGGTGTAATTCTCTAGAAGCTCTTCGGAATTAATGTCGTAGAAATCCCCATGGAATTGCAGGATCTCCACATAGTGTGATTCTAAGTAATTACTATAGGAGGAGAACCCATCCACATTGAAAGCCTCTTGGCGGAACTGATCTTCAGCAGTGAATGTGTGGGTAACGCCTCGAAGGAAACTGCGTGCCTCTAGCACTTTCTCTAGTTTCTTTCGATACTCGTCCGTCTCGGGAAGATTGTTAATCTTCTTCTGTAGTTCCCCTATGGTAATGAGGCTCCGGATTATTTTCGGTGCGTCTTCGAACTTCGCGGCCAAAGGATTGAAAACCATATCCAGCATACTAATACGAACGATGCGAGGACCGACGTAGCCCCGAACAACTTCTCCTGTGTCCGGGTTTTCAAATGATTCGTCCACCCACTCAACCGTTGCAAAACAGTTTCCGTTGTCGATATAATCCAGTAGAAGCTGGGAAAGAGTAACCTCTGCGTTATCTTGCTCAAGCTTTGTTCTAATGTAGCTCTGAATCGCTGTACGTTTGCTCTTAACTTCATCTTCTTGACCAGCCCCTTCCCACGTCAGCCAGTTTTTCTGGGGGAACAAAGCAAACATGTAGTTGGCATGAAGGTTGTCCCTGATTTGCGTGAGCTTAGGGACTGTAGTGCTGTTCTTCCAAGGGAGACGCTTATTGCTAGTGGTAGCAGTGTCTGTAGCGAACAGGTAATTACGTAGCTCTTCTTTCTCGATCAGCCAGCGGGATCTAAACTCAGACCACTCGTCGTATTGTGTAGCGATTGCGACTGCTAGACGATCAGGGGGGAGTAGTCCTGCTGCGCCAAAGAAGTCATCTATGTCAAGCGTCTTGCCGACCATATATTAGTCGTCCTTAATCTTGTTGCAGAAATAGTGTCCTTCGGAAAATGGATCTTCTATCTTGGCACTCTCCAATAGAACTTCTCCGAGTTCTTTACAAGAGACATCTTCCGGAACAAGTCCTACTTCTGAGAACACTTGTCCGTTGCTGAAAAAGATTACTAACGTGATTAGTTCAATCATTGATGTTTACCTTGTGGATCGTGACTGGGAAAC